TCTGTTTTATCTAATGCAGTACCTGCTGGAAATCCTAATGTTGTATTGACTAATGGAATAGTTGCACCATTAATAATTACATTTTCACCTGTATTATCTGCAATAACTGGATCAGTAACTGAATTTAGTTGGCATATAAAATATGGGTTACCCTCATCTATATAGTTAATACTTTGATCACCAGTTGAATCGATTACAGTGGTTAACACAAGATTTTGTAATGTTAACGTTCTGTTATATCCATTAGGACCAGTATCAGCAATACCTAATATACTTCCACTTGGTATTGAGTTAGCCGGTATGTCAGCATCAACATTTGCTGTAGCAACAATATTATTAAACTGTGTTTGTGTTTCATCAAACCAAACTGGTGTACCATCAATTACTGCACTAGCGGCGTCACCATTTGCTTGGGTTACATAATTAAATACAGGCTCAATTGCTGTGCCAGTAAACGTTAGTCCTGTTGATTGTGTACTAAATCCAATTGATGCTACATCACATCTTAGTAATCTACCTTTATATCTAACCTTATCACCACGCTTATAACTTTGCGTTCCGCTCCAAGTTTCAATGGTTGCGTATTCTGCTGTACTATCAAATACAGACTTCATATCCTGTAATGTTTTTACAATATTGTTATCGTTTTCATCTACATCTATAACTTCACCTGCTGTCCTAAGACGTGATGGTCTATCTAAAAATGTTGCTGAGTCTTCAGTGTTAAAACGTATTGTGCTATCACCATTGACATATTCAAGCTGGCTGGTTAGTCTTACGTCTAAAATCTCAACATTGTTATCAACTAATGTTGGATTATTTGGATCGGGGCTAAGTCTAATTTCAGTTGCATTTACGTTTGTGTTATCACCATAGTAACTATGTCTGAACATCCATTCTTCGTAAATGCTTGCTGTACTTGTACCTTCATTTAACATTGAACTTCTGTTAAATGGTTTCATAACATTGCTTGTGCCTTTTGCTTTTATCATACCCTGATAAAACTTTGCAAAAGTTTGATCATTTATAAATGTATCGTTAACCCAGTCCTTATTATAATTTCCTATTGTAATGTTCTGTGCTTTTCTGTATGTTGGATTTACGTTTTCAATATTATAATCGTAAAGTGTGTTAAGTGTTTCAACACTGGTATCAAAGTTTTCAACAATTTTGTTTTCAAATACAAGGTATCCAGGAGCTCTAATGTTACCGTCCCAGTCTATTGTTCTGTGTCCTTGCATTAATAATCTATGGTGTCTCTGGTTTGTTACATCATTAAATAATGTATCATTAAACTGTGTAGTGTTATCAAATTCAACTACGTGTTCAAAATCTACTTCAGCAAACGTAACGCTTCCAAATTCTTTAGCAAGCGGAGAATTAATACTTACAATAGCAGTCTTCTCTAATCTATCAACGCTTACTTCTTTTGGATTAAGTATTTTTCCTTTTGTATCTAATGGGCTATTCATACCACCTGGTAGTGTACCAAACTCTACAAGTCTACCTGTTTGTCCAGTATAATTAATCGTATCACCAAGAGCAAGTCTTGTTGTATTACCTACTTCATTGCCAATAGCAAATACTGCTCCGTTTGTTGCTTGAGCATTACCATTTGCCTGTGGTACAACACCGTTATAGTTTAGGTATTCATAATATCCTCTAATAAAATCGTATAGGTCCTGTACTTTCGCTACAACAGCACCATACTCAATACTACTAACTCTACTATAATCAAAATCATTATATCTTCTTACGATAGCATTTTCTACTAGTTCTAAATTAGTAAAGTTATCTGTTTTTCTAAGAGGCTCATAAAAGTAAAACTTTTGCTTACCAAGTCCATATCCATCAACCTTTATACCACCTAGTTGTTTTTTCAAGTTCATCACACTTGCGTTTACAATCTTTCTTGGTGGGCCTTTATATAAAAATACATTGTAGTCATTTGTGTCAACTTTGTATTTGCCGTTTGCTCCTGACTCAGTATAAAAATCAACGAGGTTTTCAGATGTAAAGCCGCCTACTTTTTGTACAAGTTTAGTATCAATTGGTTCGTACACTTCACGCATACTAATGTCTTTATAGCCACGTAGTAAGTTGTTATCTAATACCTTGTTAAGACCATGTCCATGATAAATTGCATTACCCATAATAAATTCAATATCAACTATTGCGTCCTGATCATAACCAGTGCCTTGATTTGTAATATCAAAAATAGGTACTTCTCTATATCCGTATGTTCCTTTAGTAATTGTAATACTGCTAATTGTACCTGTACTATCTACATCAATTACAGCCTCGCCTACTCTTGCTGAATCAGTTGGAGAGAATAAATCAATTTTACTTGTTGATCCCCAACCAGTGCTTGAGCTACGAACATTAATACGTTTTACTTTTTTATGGCTGGCATTGTTATTGTATAAAATATTATTAGGTGATATAGCAGACCTTGAGTATGCGTTAATTAATTTGTTGCTACTAAAAATATTACCTTCATTAAATAATCCTGGTTGGAAAAACTCTGTCCATGCTTTTGCAGGTAATAATTTTACTATTGCATCTAATAATGCACTTTGACCTAAAGCACTTCCTCTCCAAGCAATCTCAATAGGACCATAGTCACCAAATACAAAATCCTGTGCTCTGTTCACAGCAGACGGTATACCAAGCACTTCGTATCTTGGTACAAGGTTTCCTGCTGTATCAACTGGGTAGTTGTTTGTCCAGTCCCAATTATGTCTTGCATAACGTAGTTCTGATTTTGTATAGTTCACATGATCACGTGTATTACTTACGTAGCCATTTGTTAATGCTTCAATTAATGCTGTACGTTTAGCATCTGATCCACCGTTTGCAGTATCTTTCCAACTATATACATCGTCCCACCAATCTGGTTTTTTGCTTTTTCCTAGCATATGCCATGGTGTTAAATCAGGTCTATGTGTACCAAACAAGTATTGATACGCACCTTTCCAATGTCCTGGCCAGTTACCCATTGAACTGTAATTCCATGTTGTGCCGTCATTGCTTCCAGGATAATTTGTTCCATCATAGTAGTTACTGGAATTGAAAACTTCTACACCAATCTTTGCTTGGTAATCTCTGTATAGTTGTTCTGTATAATTATCTAACTTTTCTTTTGTATACCAAGTTTCAAAATGTGGTGCCGGCAGAAATGCATTAGGACTTCTTGTATTATCCAAGTCAACTATACCTGCCCAAATTCTTTTGTCTAAGTCTAATAAACAGGCATTTACAACATCATAGTTTGATTTTGTTGGGTCATATAAATTGTTTGTGTTATTCCAAACTAGTTCTGTTCCATCATGTAATGTGATTATATCTGTTTCAACTGTAGGTGGTGTTCCATATGCAAGCCCTAGTTTTACCATGCTTTCAGGTATATAACTATTGTTCTCTCTATCAATAAATTGTATTGTAAGAAATGCTGGCTCAGTACTACTTACAGCGGTTGTTAAATTTTTAAGTGTAATAGTACTGCCTGCAAGAGTATAGTCAACATCTTTAACAAGTAATCTTTCATAATATTCATTACTGCCATTGTTTTCTGACAAATACAAATAAGCATGATCCATTATATTAAAGTCAGTGTTTATTGATATACTTGGATAGATTTTTGTTTGACTTGCTGTAAGATCATATCTCTGTTCTCTCTTATCTTGGAAGTAAACCATATTTGAATCAGCATATAAATCTGTTCCTTTTTTGGTTTCAGTGATTGCTTTAAGTGCATCACGTACAATGTCCCTTGTTTTCACATATCCATTTGATTTGTATAGTCTAATTACTTGAGCTCTAAATCTATCTCTAAATCCATGAAAGTCACGTGCTTGTGCAAACAGAGCTTCTCTTGCATCAAATGCAGTATTGGCATATGTGTAATCGTGCATGATACTAATATCATCATACATATATATTGTACCACCAGTGTTATGCAATTTAACATCTTTGTGGTAACTATTAATACCAAAACTTTGCCCTGTTAAGTTTGGTGACTTATATATAATATCGTTCCAATGGTCAAATGTTTCACTAATAGTAAATTCAAGTAATTGCTTGTTAGTTGCATTATGTTCAAGTACATCAGGTATGCTGTATACTTTTGCATCATTTGTTGCATCTACTTCTCTAAATTCTAAATCAATAATACTATTTTCTTCTACAAGGTCTGCTGGTACAACTATTGAGTCTGTATTAATTGTATACTCTTCTTGTCTAATACGCTTGCCGTCAATATATAGATCATGATATAGATAGTCATCATTATCTAAAATAACAATACGTGCCTTATTGGTAGCTGAATAACCATAGTATAATATTCCAGCAGTATTTGGCATTACTATTGTTGTTACATTTCCACTTGATGTAACATTTGTTGTATGTGCAGTGCCAGCAAAATCGCTATAGAAATTTATATTATTTTTACTAATGTTAATAAAGTTATAAGTTTCACCTGCTTTGACTGTTAGTGTAGGCTTACCTTCTTTACGTTCATTAAAAATACCAAATGCAAAGTTTTCAGTAACAGTAAAGTCTATATTAGGACCATATGTATGTACAACAAATTCTCTTGCAGATTTAAAACTATCTGTGCCGTATGGGATAGTTTGTGCTGAAGTTGCATCAGTAACAATCTGTTGATACTTTTCTTTTGCACCACGCATTACATTGCCAGGAACATAAGCGTTCTTTACAATTCCTTTTTGCTTATAACTGTAGTAGCCTTTAATTGTATCTGTATCTACAAGTCCACCATCAGGAGTTATTAGACTAAATGTAAATTTATCTTTATCCTGATAGTTTACAAATTCGTATTCTGCTCTATGGCCCATATCTTTAAGACTTACGACCATGTCAAGTTCAGGATCAATTGTTGTACCTGAACCTATCTTATATCCAAATAATTTAGATCCACCTCTTTCGCCATCAGCATCTTTCACATACCTAAATGTACTATTAGGATATTTTGTTATATCGTCTAATCTTGTGTTTTGTCTTTCATCGTCAAACAAATAATATAACGGTGGATGATTGACACGATCCTTTGTATATCCCACCATAGTCTGTGGTGTGTCGCTAACCCACAAGTCCTGTCTAATATAACTTGACTGTAATGTTGCTGTGTCTGCTGTACTTGTTCCAAGAGCATTTCTTATAATGAATGTATCACCTACTGTAAGAGTTTTGTAAACTGGATCTGTACTTTGTGTGGCATCACGTGTGTATGATGTTGCAACATTTTCTACTATGTAGGTTGTGCCATTTTGTAGTTGACTTGCTAGACTTGCATCTCTTAATATAAAGTCTATAGGTCCTTGAAATTTCTGTACTGTGCTATCATTACTATGTTTGATAAGATGTATACCACCTTCAAATTCAATGATAGGACGCTTTGCTTGATTATCAAGAGTAGTGAAATTTTCTGCATCCATAAATGGATTCATGTCTGCCAATTTAAAAATTGTATCTCTGTGAATCCAGTGATTGGATCTACTCCATGCTGTAGCAATAGGATCATCTCTGTTAATAACAATATAATCTTTTAATGCTGTTGGTGTATACCATGTATCCCAATTTGTATTACTATCCCATGTATGTTCTAAGTAGGATTGAGCTTTTGCTATTTTATCTGGTGTTCTATTTGTTGTTACTACTTCCTGTGTAATTTCAGTTCCTGAAACTGATGCCCTAATAATATCTTTGAATATTACATTGCCACTTGTATCAACTTCTACCCAGTATATTGAATGTTGTTCTTCTGTTGTTAATCCGGGCCAACCCGTGCCAAACCTTACTACCATACCATTCGCTAGGTAAATCTTTCTGTCATTACCAGAGTAAAACCATAATGCAGGTGCAGTATTAGTATTTGGATCTGCTAAATCTGCATTGTATGCTTGCATTATTGTAATAGGTGAGTTACCACGTGCGTCTGCTATATTGCCTTTTTTGTAGGTAATATCCAATACATCTATACTATCCCAATATCCTTTTGTATGATTTGTGTAAGTATTTTCATCTGTCCAAATAGGGTATGGGCGTTTATTAGTAGTACCAAAAACTGTACGTTGCTCATTGTAAAGACGTAAGTTAATTTCCTTGCCAACACCTGTTACAAGATAAATGTTGTTGCTTAAAGAACCATAACCCAGTTCTAACTTAATACGCATTCCGTCTTCTAAATCAAAACTGTTATTATCATCTACAAATGTATGTGTTACTTTTCCGTTAATATCTGTAATAGGATCTACTGCATATGTTGCTGTGCCATTTGTATTATCACTTTCATATACAGGTAAGTTTGGAACCCAATAGTAACTTGTAAAGTTAAAAAACTTATCTACATCAATTGGCGGCTGATATACATAACCCTGGGTAGTGTATGCCGAATTATAATTATAGTCATCGAAGTATTGTTCAACTGCCTGGGCCACATCGTCAAATGCAATACGTGTATCACTAACGATTGTAGGAGAAAGTTGTACATTATTATTTTTTGTATCTAAGTATTTTGTTTGTTCTGTTTCAGTTCTAGACTTGCCTGACTTATCACCAACATAAGCATCAATATCTTCTAGCATACCTTTAGATACTAGTTGATCAAATGTACTATCAAGCCACTGCTTATTAATTCTAGTTTGAAAGGCGAATGGGAGGTAATCACTACTCTTTACATTTACTGTAGGGTAGTTACCAATCTTTCTTTTGTTCTTGCTCTTTTTGGTTTTAGAGCTCTTGTAATCTTTATAATCGGCCATTAATAAGAGCCCTGTGCTAAGTTAATATTTGCCTGTGTCAGGCCTGAAATAATATCAATGTCAGTAATACTTATGTCAGGAATAAGTAGCTGATCTTTGAATGGAGTAATCTGGAATAGATCACCAAATACTGCATTTGTGCCTAATGGAACAATTACAAAACTACTAATTACACCTGCAAGTTCTTTATGTACATAAGCCGCAAGTTCTGTGAAGTAAAAACTTTCACCGAACTCCCAATTAGCAGGATTAAAATATTCTTCAATTACATTTACAACTTGGTTTTTGATTTCATTATCTGTAAACTTTACGCCTGCCATTTTAATAATTCTAAACTTAGCTCTAAACTCTGTATCCGATTTAGGACCAAATATAACTTTATAGTTTGCAGGCCTGTATACAATACTATCACTCATTGCTTTACGCTCTGTTTGATCATCAAAGGCACTACGTAAACTTGTAACTGTATCTGCTACTGGCATACCAGCTTGGCCTGTTGTATCTTTGAGGTAAGCTCTAAACTTTGTATCATATGTTGTTGATAATGTAAACACATCAATTAAGTTTGTAAATGATGGATCAATAAGTTCATTATGATCAGGAACATGTGTCCATTCATATCTTAAATTTTCTTTACCAAACACAGTATCCAAGTCACCATCATTATCAATATCAATGTCTATTTCATTTGTGCCAACTACATCTGAAAACGCTTCAGGATTATCTGGTCTATCATTATCATCTGCATCAACACTTGCAAGGATAACTTTTGTAGGATCATATACACCTGACTTATCACCATCAGTTTTAAAATCATATCCCCAAATGTAAAATGTTGTACTTGGAAATCCTGCTGTTGATGTGTCAGTAACTAATACTTTATCTCTTTTCTTCTTGCGTGATTCGCCGTCCATAAAGAATTCATTTGTAATATTACTAAATTCCATTTGATCAGTTGTAAGTTCGTATCTTAATACTCGCTGTACGATTGACCACTTATCAACATTGTTACTTGATTCATAACTTATATGTATAAGCCAGTTATTATCTTTTGTGCTACTTGCAACACCAGTACCAGTACCTGGACCAGTTGCTATGAAGTTTGTGCCTACAGTATTTGCACCAGCACCAATTAATGTAAAGTCTGTATTACCTAGACTTTGTATTTTATATTCAAGTCCAGTAATATATTGTCCTGCAGTTACATTAAGATTTGTACTAAACTCTGTTGGAAATGTTATATTGCTACCTGTTGGTAGTGGACTACGCTCTACTATTTCCCACGCATTATTAATGTAGTCATACTTTAATGCAAAAGTTTGTTTTGCTTTTATATAATCAATTACAGTATTGCGTTCTGTTTTTGTAAACTGTCTGCTTATTGCTGGGTAAATTGTTTCCAGTGTTGCGTTTGAAGGTATTGCTACATCAAGGCTAATTGCACCCTGATCATCAGGTGTAATACCTGTAGGATCACCACTTGTATTATCAACACCTAATCCATTATTATAAATTCTTTTTACTTGTGCCCAATACTCTGTGCCACCATATGTAAACTTTAGCATAGCACCAGTTCTAATTAGTTGCAAATATGAAGATTGATTTTCACCAACACCATGAATTGTTGTACCATTTAGAAAATATCCTGTAAGTGGATACTGTGTACTTTGTGCCCAGCTAAATGAATTTAAACTGTATGTGGATTTTAGATCTACAAATGTAGTTGCAAATTTATTGTAATATAAATTAATGAGCTCATCATCACTTACAAACCTTTTGATATAAGAATCAAAAACTTGTGCCGCAGATATATCACTTGCAATGGTTGTCTTTCTTTTATTGCAACTATATAACTTTCCATCAGTTCCAAATAATCTTAAATTACTATATGCACCTGTTGGATCTTTTAAGTCCACATATCTACTAAAGCCACTGTGCGTTCTATTCACAGCCTTAATTTTTTTCATGTTATCACTAGTGCTACCGAGAAAACCGTTATAGTCACTTGCTGTGATCATTCTATTCTGGCTTGCATAACTTTGTGGTGCTGAGACTCTTATGTCATCTATACTCTCTGCACTACTTGCACTGTTCACTGTACTCTTAAGTTGAACAACAAATGTTGCTGTATATGTATTGTTGTCAGCACCTTTGTATGTCATGTTAATACGCTTTAGGCCAATGTCATCGGGACGTAACGTATATGTTTCGTCAAGGCTTGATCTAAACCATACTCTTATAATTCCGTTAGGTAAGTTGCCAAATGAACTGTCTGCAAACTGTATGCTTATTCTATTGTCTACTAATGACTTTACACTAAAGATATCTCTTATTCCATTTGAAAGATTATTGAATATAACATTTGTTCCAAATACTTCATTAACCTTAGTCCAGTTTTTAATTACTGTTCCATCTTGATTAATGGTTTGTACCCAAACGTCTGTTTGGTTTATATTCTCTGCGTCTACATCAAGTGTGATACCACTAACTGCATCTTGTACATTAAAGTCTTGAAAGTCTAAGTTGCCTTCTTTTAAGCCAAAGAAGAAACCTGTATTATTACTTAATACACCCTGCCCATCATTTTTATATAGGATACTAAAAGCACTTTGTGGATCAGGAGACTTTTCTTCATAGCGTAATGTGTCTGTATTGTAATCTGAACTATATGCATTAAATGTAGTTTGTGTGCCTTGTGCTATACCAGTAAAATTAAAAGCAACTTGGTTTTCTGTATTGTTGAAGTTGTAAAACTGGTTTACAACATTATCAACTGTAACCTGTTTGCGTGGTGAGCCAAATGGATTTGTGCTTGCAAATACAGCATTCATAATATTAATAAAGTTATCTAAATTATCTGCTGATGTACTATTTTCAAAGTTAAACTCTTGCCCAGATAAAGTTGTACCGTTATTTCCAATTATATCTTCATTTGTTTTGACTGAAACAACTTTTACAAAACCACTTGCTGTTGTATTTCTTCTTGGTGTATAGCCTAAGAAGTTTGCAAGTTTATAAACAGAGTCTGTTCTTTCTGCTGTGCTGATAAAGTTATTACGAGCATTAATATCAATTCGGAAGGCAAGGGCATGACCAAAACGTGCGACAACGTCTAATAGGCTTACAAATTCTGCTGACTCTACCCAGTCATTGTAACTTTCTGGATAGTTTTCTCTGATGTATGATACCATGCTATCACGTATCGTATCAAAATCATATGCCTGTAAGTTTGCATTTATGTATGATTCATATACCGCTGTATAATCTTCAGCCGCAAACAGTTTGGTTTGTCGTTGTGCCTGTGCCATTATAGTTCCTCAAATTCTCTATCAAATTTAAGTTCCAGTACTACTGGTGTTGAAGTGGGTATGTAGTTTAGTGTCGCATTTACCTCAATCTTTGATTCGTCAAAGTCAACTAAAATTGTATTCTTCTCAATACTGAAACGTGGATCATAACTGATTACATCAAGAACATCCTGCTTGACTAAGTCAACTGTGATATTATCAAGGGGTTCCATGACATAAAATGGTAGCATACTACCAAAGTTTGGATTTGTCCACTTCTCTCCTTTGCGAATCTGGAAGTGATTCTCAAGGTCACGCTTTGCTAATGCAACTCCTGTGAGTTGTTTAGGCGTCATGGACTGGTCAATCGTGCTATATCCGTAAATTTTTTCCATACTAATATTTATACAAAAAAACCGCCCTATTTAGGCGGCTTTGTTTTTGACAATAATTAATTCATCTGGCCAACTAATATAAGTTTTCCAGGATAGATCTGATATATGTATGGGGATATTTTTAAATTTATGGTTTAATTCGTGATATGTTGGCTTTATAGGCTTTACTTTAGGGCGTTCCAACTTGTTGCCTTTGTTCCAGTTGCAGGTCTTACAGGCAGTAGTGCAGTTTTCCCAACTACTTACCCCGCCCAAGTACCGGGGGAGAACATGATCCACGGTGAGTTCCTGCTGTGGAAACTCTTCTAAACAGTATTGACAGGTGAACTTATCACGTATAAACATATTTCTACGTGAAAACTTTGCTGATACAGGCAGTTTGTGATAACGCTTTAGCATAACAATACTGGGTTTTTGCATACTGAAGTTTGCACTACGCACTAACTCATCATAGCTCTCAAGTATTCTTACTTTGTCTAAAAAATAGACTTTGATTGCAAGTTGCCAGCTAATTGTACTAAGCGGACATAGGCTTACAGGTTGTGCATCAGCATTTAGTAACAATACTGGTTTGCTCATTTTTTAATCCAGGTCCATACTGCTAAATCTACTGGAGGTCTACCAAAGTCTGGCTCTCCATGTTTCTCTTCAGGTAATCCACCAGCCGCTTTTTCTGTTGCTGGTTCAATCAAATATTCTACTTTATCTTTGTAAGCCTCATGCATCTCGTCTACGTTTTTCCAATTCCAATTATGTTGTTGGTGGCCTCGTGCATATAATGCTTCTTCTTTATCTAAATGTAATCTTACTCTTACAATAAAAATACCGCCAGGCTTTACCCAGTCAATTGCCATTCCGAACTGACTAATGATATTATCAAACGTTCCAAAATTTAGACTGCCCAATGCCATAACAACATCAGCACATTCATGTTGGAAAATATTCCTATTATAAACTTCTTCAAGTGACATATTAAAATCTGCTTCAGGATAATCTGAAACATCTAATCCAATTAGATTAGGAATTAGTCCTTTAAAATTATTTTTACCACAACCAATATCAATTACTAGTTTTGGATTTCTTTCATTTACAAATGGAATTAAGTTTAGGCTTGATAAGTTATGTGTAGCCCAACGCTCTTTGCTGTAAGGAGCCCAATCAAAATGTTCTTTTACAGCTTCTATACTATCTAATTTAGGCATTGTTCTCCTGGTATAGTGCCACTATACGCCTCATTCTTGTTTGTGTCATTTTGGGCAGAAACCTTTTGGTTTCTGCATAGTAAACATACTCTGCTTGTTCTTTTGCTATGTCGTTTATAAATCTGTTAGGATATAATTGTCTTATCTTTTGAATACCCTCAGCCTTAATTATACTTCTATCTTTATTTCTACCGTAATCACCAAGCATCATTATCTTGGCTTCACCCTGCCTAATGTTGCGTTGAAAGCCACTTAATATTAGTGCAGAAGCATACCATTGCCATTGTCTTGTTTCAATGTATTGTTGTATTTGAAACTTGCGTGATGCTGTTCCTACACTAAAAATATCTCCAGTGTGATAATATAAACTAAGCATAGCATCATATTGTGTCTGTGTCAACTGAGAAATGTTTCCAAGTATACCTTTAAATTTTCTTTCTGTGAACTTAAATTTATCTATCCAAAAACTAAACGCTTCAGATTCTGTAAGTCCAATATCATTAATTTTTTCTGATGTACCATATCCAATTACAAGTCCACTGCCATATTGATATCCTTGCCATTCCTGTTCTCGGATTAAAAAATTAATAAGTTGTGAACTTGCTTCAAGGTTTTTTAAATCCTTAAGATCATCAACCATTGACTCAGACTTTTTTGTGTATAAGTCAAATTCTATTAGATCCTGTTCTGTAAGTATTGAAGAGAGTTTAAATTCCATTAGTTTGTATTACCTTTTGCAACATTAAATTTCTCTTGTACTCCTGTAGCACCTTTCCACGGATGGTGCTCTGGCACTCTAGTACCTGCACTTTCAAGTACATTTGTGTTTTCAACTAATTGATTCATTTCAATTTTAGTTGCTGGTGTTGGTGCAGGACCATTCATATCAATACGTCCTGCCTGTTCTTTATAGTTACCGGCCGCAATCATATTTCCATTTTGTCCTGCTTCAAATTTAAAATCTTTAGCGGCAAATAAATCATAGTCGCCAGCAGTTGCTTCAACTTTAATTCCGTCTGCACCAATACTTTTAATTTGTACACCGTTGTCTGCCTGCATGTTAATATTACCTTTAGCATGAAGATTAAAATCACCTTCAGCATGATAACTTATATCTTTTTGACTATATACATCTATTCTACCATCAGCGTCCATTTCAATATATGCATTACCATTATGATTTGTAATGAATACAATTTGTGTTGCATCATCCATTAATACTTGGGCTCCGCCTCTGGTGCGTATTCTAATATTTTTACTATTACCTTCTGCATCACCATCGTCCATTGAAATAACATGGCCATCAGATGTTGTAAGTCCGAAAACTCTACTAGGTGACTCACGTCTTGCACTGCTCATACTATGTCCACGTACAAAGTCGTTTTCTAATCCTTGATCAATTAGTTTTTGGCTTCCTGTTGGATCAGCTGGTTTAGTATCTGGATCGTTTTGATCATAAGGATTTTTTTCAGATACTGGTAAAATGGTGCCTTGTTGTGCATAGTTTAATGCACTTGCTTTACCGCCCATCATATGGTTTCTATCAATACCTATAGCACTTCCTAAGAGGTATCCAACATTATGTCTTGATGTAAATGCACATATAACTTCTGTACCTATAGCCGGTGGTTGTGGCCACATGCCGTAACTTTTTGGAGCACCACCCTCTACTGACTCATCTGCACCATACTGTGTTGGATCACCACTTGCTTCTTTAGGACTTGTGTAACCTCCAAATGGTGTAACTAATAAAACATGGTATGGCGCACCACCTGAACCAAATTCAGGAAAGTGTACTTTAATTCTACCAGTGTAAATTGAATCATCATTGGCAACTACTGTGCCAACATATACACCGTTTAGAAGATTAACTCCACCAAGTCCACCCTGTTTAACTTTCTCAGGTGTTCTACTATTTGTACTTTGATATGCCATTATAAATTCTCCAGTTCATTTTGCATTAGGTATGTACTAAAGTTTCTATTCCTAATACATGATAACGTCTGTGTAAACTGTCCGCCTGCTAATTTTTGATCTGCTTTAAAAACTTCATATATTCCACTTGCCGCAGTATCCAACCCACCTCTTCTTTGATTTTCTGTATATGCAACACTTTCTTCTGGTCTATAAGTTAGAAAGGCAATATAGATTGTAGAGTTTTGTAAGTCCTGGAGTTGTACTTCAGTACCTGAGATAGTAGTACCTGTACCCATCCAGAATGGATCACCTTTAATTTCTAATGTCATATTTAAGAAGTCTTCTTCACGCCTTGCCATATTTCTATCATGCATCGCATCTAATGCAGTACCAGTTTCTTCATTTGTATTCTGTGCTTTACTACCTGTTGCTTCAACACCATACTGTACACGTTCAATAGGAATACGATCTACTTCTATTTGACTTAGGAATGCACGTTGTCCAGGTGCAATAGTTGTTGCACGAAGTGGTTGACTAGGCACTTTCATTTGACTTGTTTCAGGATAATTTTGTCCTTGGTTAGGATCTTGTGCAATAAAAAATGTGTTATTTACATTTAGATCAAAACCCATGACTTCAGTATTTTGTCCTGAGTATAACCAAAAGTATTTTTTAACAATACTCTCAGATATTGCTGAAGCATAAGTCTGCTGTTTTTGTTTATTTGTAATGTGTTCTTCTTGTTTCTTTGCGTCTACATCAGGGTGTGTTGAATCTCTGAATAAACCTACTGTAATTGTAATCTCAACTTCTGGAGTGTTAGTTCTAGGATCATTCTTGTCAAGTTGTTTTACTTCTGTACTTGCTCTAATTATTGGTACCTGTCCAATTAATTTTTTCTGTTTTGCTGAATACTGATTAAACACTGGACTGTTTCGTGTAATCATAACTTCTAAATAATCAGCAACGTTTGTGTTTTGATTTATAATAGCATCACGAGTACCTTTTTCATTTTGTGTCATTTTTGTAGCAGTACCAGTATCACCTGTACCTTGCATTGGACTCTCTGCTAAGTTTATTGATGCTACTGATGAGCGGGCCATACCAGCCGCTACTCTCAATCCATGATCAACACGAGTGTCAGCAGTTACGGCTTCTCGTTCAATACCAGCAAGTTCAGGTGCTAATTTAATTTTCCAATGCTTTCTTGGCTGTGGATTACCTTGATCCTGCTTGCTCATGTCTTCTTCATATTTGTTACATGCACGTTCTGTTGCTTTAATAAAATCTGCAACGGTAGTGAAATCTTGAATTTCAACATTTGTATAAACACTTGATTGATATTTTGCCATACGTTGATTGTTAAGTGCAATTATATCATATGTTGTTCCTGATTCAGAAACACTTGCTTGTATCTCCTGAAATACTAAACTATAAAGGAAAATATTAGGATACTGCACACGTAAATCAGTTTCAGGATCTCTACCTACAAACTCTACCTTTAATACATAATTTGCACTTGCTATTGTAGAAAATCCAAATATAGATGATACTGCTAAAATTTTATCAAGAAAATTAAATCCTAATACTTCTTGTAATTGAAACTGTACAACACCCGTAGATGCATCTACGTTCTTTTGTCCACCTCTAATAAATGTTGTTAGGTTTACATTGTCTATACTAAAAACTGTAGTTGCACCAGTCTCTGCAATAATAATTGCATCACCTTTTTGGATAGATCCACTATCGTTAGCAAGAGCATCTGGTGAATTCCACAATGGTTTCTTAACAAGATATAACGTAAGTTTATATCCAGCAAGGTTAACACTACTGTTCCAATTTCCATTTATATTTGTTTTGTACATTATGAGAATTTTTCTGGAACTTGAAGTTCCATACCTGCTTTTAGATCTAGGATAGGATCAACTAATTTGTCTTGATTAAATTCTGCAAACACCCACCAAAGTCTTGAATTTCCATAAAGATCGTTTGCTAGAACATCTGGTCTTTGGTCGTATTTTGCTTCAACAATCAGAGGGCTTGTAACTACATCTGCTTTGTTAGAAACAAGTTCATCTGTTATACTGAGATATTTACCATTAACAATTCTGTTATTTCTGAAATTACTATCA